GGGACGCGGGTGTGTGGGAGGACAGGCTGCACCCAATCAGGCACAGATGCGGCCACAACATTTTCAGCATTATTTGCAGACTTATCTGCATTACGAACAATCTCGTTTGCAATATTATCTGGCGCTGTTGCTTGACCGGTTGCAGCAAGTTGTTTTGATGCTTGAGCAATAGGATCAGCCTCAGTCACTGTTTCTGCGACCTTGGCTTCATTTTTAACGAATTTGGTGCCAGTAATTCCAAGCGCAGACAAAAGACCCTTGCCACCACTGACAAGGGCCCCACCGGGAATATATGTAAGGGGGTCAGAACCTACATCAATACCAAAACCAGCCAGCGCCCTAATCCAGTCGCCAGCCTCATTTTTGTCAGGCTGAGTATCTTTGACCCCAAATTTATCTAGTACCTGAACGCCAGTTGTTTCTGATTCACCAGAAAAACCTTTACGAAACGCTGTAATTGGATCGTCTGCTAGATCAATCCATGTATTACGAATACCATAACCTGGACGCGACAGCGTGTCGATAACATTGTGAACAGCAGAGTTGCCCAGAATATTTTGCAGTGTTTCAGAATGCAAAAGTTTCTCAAAAGGATTGTAGTCATCCCATTGAGATTTTCCGGGAGTTCCGCCAGTCCATGCCGTATAACCTGGCGTATGCGGAGCAGCCGCTGTTACGGCATTTGCAATGTCATAGATAGACTTAGTATTTGTTACCTTAGCGTTCGCTGAGATTGCATTTAGCCGCGCTCGATAATCGTCAAGCCACGTCATCTTGCGCCTTAGTAGTTATATCCGTAGGGCTGCTTATTACCTAGTTGCTGGTACCAAACAGTAGCAAGACCCATCATTGCTTGAGCCTCAGCAGAAGTCTGTGAATTAAATGCAGCATACTGCTGAACATCTGCAAGAGTCGCAGTACCATTATGGTCGGCAGAAGCAGTCTGGTAAGCCCTAATAATACGCTGAACTGCATCAGCAGCCTGAGGACTATTCTGACCAAACATCTGGCCCGCTCGTGACGCTAGAATTGCGTAGGCATCGCCAGAAGAATTAAGAGCCTTCTCAGAGTTAAGTTGGCTTGTCTGCTTATACTGGTTAACATCATTTTCAAACTTGTCAGTATCCAGCATAAGACGTGCTCGACCCAAGTCATTCTGGGCTGCATTTTGACCCATGCTATTCTGTAGCGTCTGCATCTTGTACCATTGGTCAAAACCATTGGTCGCAGAGTCTTGCTGCATCTTTGCAATAGCCTGAGCATACTGATTTTCAGCCGCTTTCTGCTGCGACATGATTTCCAGTTTCTTCTGGTCATTTGCAAATTGTGCATTTTGGAAATTCGTAGTCAGATCGCGCTGAGCGTTCTTCCCGACAAGCCGGTCAACATCTGCTGTCCGCTGGTTATACGAGAGTTCATTCTGCCCCTGTTGAGAATTGAACCCCTGTCGACTAGCCATATTCTGCGCTAGTGACCCAACGGCCTTTTCCATTTCTGAACCAATAGAATTAAGAGCCGTCGGAGCCGCTTGCTGGGCAATTCCAAGCCGAGCAAGCATTTCAGCAATAGCCTGCTCATTCTGCTGAGCAGAATTTGAAACAGCATTGATCGCATTGTTGTATGCCGAACCAACTTGCTGCCCTGTCTGGTCATACTGGCCACGGATTTGGTCAGCCTGGCCAGCAATTTTATCACCTAGTTGATTATAAATACTGCCCACATCACTGTAAGCAGTATTATAACGTTGCTGCGTCTGGTTGATGATATTCTGTAGAATTTCATACTGAGGCGCAAACTGTTCCTGAGCCATTTGTCCGGCTGAGGGTCCAGAATAAGGGGTAGGAGTAAAATTCGGCATAGCAACAAAGCCACTACCACCAGCATTTGCTACAGCCTGTTGCTGTTGTGCTTGCTGGATAATTTTTTGAATAACAGCAGGATCATATGGTTTAGGCGCACCAACATTGGCTGCAATTGTACCATTTTCAACCGGATACATTTTTAGAGTCCGTACTGTGCGGCCCGACGATTAATTGCGTCCTGGCGTGCCTTATCTGTTTGGACTTGCTGATCACTCTGGAAACCCTGCTGGGCTGCTAGAAGATTCGCTAGGAAGTCTGACTTAGCAGTGTCAAGGTTTGTAAACTTGGTCGCATAGTCATTTGTGAAATCTGTAAATGCCTTACCATACAGACCAGAGTTCATAAGACCACGAGAAGCATAGTCATCTTCTAGTGCTGACTGGTCGATAATCTTTTGCTTACCTAGTTGATCTTTGTTGGTGTTGTACTGATTAGTATACTGATCAGTCTGTAGTTTGGCATTATTCTGGTAATCTGCCCACGCCTTGCTTAGAGCATTATTCTGGCTCTGGAAAGTTGAATCGCCACCAAGCCATTCGTCAATTGACGGAGGCGCAGGAGGCGGCGGCTGAGTTACCGGAGCAATATTTCCAGTCGGCCCGCTACCAACCCTTGCCGGTGGTTTTGCGGGTGTACGCGGAACATATCGAGCAGGGGCTTTCGCGGGAGCACGAGTCCGACTTACCGGCGCTCGGTTCCGCTGAATGATTAAAGGCTTAACACCACCACCAGTTGAAGCGCCAGGACTAAACCCAGAAACACCAAAACTTGGCGCAGGTCCAGCAGGCGCAACTACGGAAGCCGGTCGCCTATCGTTAGCATCTCCATATGCGTACATTTATGCACTCCTACTTGTACCGGGTTGTAGCCAAGCGGGACGCATATAAGCGCCCTGTTGCCCTGCTTGCATTCTACGAAGCATTGCATTTCGTTTCATTCGTGCTTGTAAATCTCGCTCGTCGTAACCCTCAGGAGAATTCGTTGGGCCTACGTTCGGAGCACCCTGCATGCCGTATTGTTTTGCGCCAGCAGCATATTTCTGAAAGGCCATCCCTCGACCTTGCAGATAAGCAAGAAAGTTCGGGTCCATTAGTTAATCTTCTTACTCACTAGAGCCTTAGAACTTGTGACTGCTGTAAGGCTAAATACTTTGAGCGGACCTGTCGCGGTAGTACCATCTACCGTTGCAGAAAGTTTAAAAGAGATTTGCCTGAACCGCAATCCTTTATTTAAACGCTGAAACATTCGAGTACCACTTGGGTTTGCAGTCGTAGTCGAGTCAGTTACATCTAATGAAACATCTAATGGTTTAGCCCAAGTTTGAAGTTGTGACCATTTCATAACACCATTACTAATTTGTGACCATTTAATTGGAATATTATAGGCCACAGGATGAACAAGATAACTTACTGTAGTCTTAGCAAGAATATCTGCACCCCACCAAAACATACGCTTCCACGTATAAGGTACTTTGTAATCAAAAATCTTGGTAACCAAACTACAGTTGAATGTTTCAGCACCAGTTGACTTGTTTACCGTGTCAATGAATTTATACCAGACATTTTTACCATTGTCATAGCACCCGGCAACCCAGAAGAACGTATTAGTTGATGGGTCAAGAAATGGGTATGGAAGAAAATGGGAAGGTGCGTAGTCAGCACCATTTGCGAATCGCCAAGTTGTAAATGCTCGGGTTCTAAGTCCAAATACGTAGAATGTGTCATAATACCTACAGATTAGACGATTACCAACAATCGACAGAGAACTATTACCCCATGTAGTTCTGGCTACAGCATTGAAAATAATGAACGGCACCTTGACATTCAGCGGGTCCCAATTCCAGTTCGTAATGCTATACAAAGTATTACTAAAAAGGACGTACATGACGCCCTCAAACTCTGCGAATGAATTAACATTCGTAATACCAACGTTAGCCGCTACAAGTTCGGTTTGGCCTTTGGTTGGCTGAGAGTCATAGGAGAATGTGTACGTAGAACGGTCTTTGAATACGACAATACGCCCGCCAAAGGCGTAAATCTTAACGATATTAAGACCGTCACCATTGTTCACATCTAGGAAGTCGGTACCCGGGGTCCATGAGGATAAGTTTGCGGCCGCTGAAAAATTGAGGCGTGAGGGAGTCGTTGATTGACTTCCTGACGCAACATATAGGCGTTCCTTGTAGATAGTGGCAGAAATACCCCGCGCCATTGCCGCGATGGCGGTAAATCCGCCTACAGGGTCCCATGATCCCCCCGGGTTAGCCGAGTTTGGAGTCGCAATAACCCAAAGTTTGTTTTGATACTGAACAACGCACTGAGTATCAATGTTTGTGCTGATTGTGTAGAGATGAGCACCCGAAGTTACATCAAAAACTCGAAGATTTTTAGCAGTATCAATAATTACGAAATAAACCGAGCCCGCAGTGGTCGTATAAGTGCCAAGAACGTTACTTCCGAGTCCCGGAGGGCTGGGCATAGTCGTCAAAGAAGGACGACTCACCAATGAGCCGTCCAAATCGATGTCAAAATTAATTAATTCTTGACATTCATTGTCTGCAATCTGAGTCGGCTCAGAATATGTGTTAATTCCCCCGATAAAGGGGCCAATTAGTACCGGTGATCCAGGCATTAATACACCCAATCATCATCTTCATACAAAACGGTCACTGTCGGGTAATATGAACGCTGTGCCTCTTGCTCATCAGCCTGTCGATCAAGTCCTTGTTGGAATTGACCTAGTTTGAACTGTGAATTTTGTGAATCTTCGTCAAGTTCATAAGCCTGAGCCATAACATACTCACAAAGACGATTAAAAAACTGATCTGGTACTGTTAATGTGTCTGTTAGAGCAGTAATTTTAGCCGGATTCTTGAGATAAAAAACAGTTAGACCAGCAACATAGTTATTATCAGGTGCTGGGTACACATAGATATTGCCTGCCCAATCATACCAAAGAACTGGTACTCCCCGCGCCTGATTTTTACTGTCTTGAGAGACAATATACTGTTCTGCCTCTTGAAATGTTTTATGTTCGACAGGTAGTCCATTAACCCAAATTGACTGAATCTGCAAAATATCTAATGAACTTGGGTCATACACATTCACAGCCGACAGAAGATCAATAGTAGCAGTGGCTTTATTAACCGGATTAGAAACGATAATCTCTCGCTGGCCCATGTTGATCCAGTTAATAACATCCGCTGAGGTTACCTGAACAGCAGCCTCGTCACCAAAGATACGAGAGACGTAATTGTATACGTCTTGAGCCTTTTTCGTAATGGTTGCGAGTGGCATTATTCAAACTTTCTGCCATTGTGCTTGACCGTGCGATTCTGCTTAATCGCCCAGGTACTAAATTCAGCGTCTGCCTCT